CGTGGCTTGGTCAAGGGTGGCCTGACATTTATCAAAGCTTTACGTGGTCAAGGTAAGACTGAGTTGATCAGATATTTTGAGATAGGACTACTAAAGTCAGATACAAACATTGCCCTTCTACACATGGAAGAGATGAAGTCTACAACCTATCGGGCTATGGCTACCTACGAACTGGGATGCAACGTGCGCACCAAAGAGGACGCTGTTGAGAATGGTGTGGATGAAGACACAGTTGTTTTGGCTGGTAAGATGGCAGCACGTGATGAGAAGACAATCATCTTTGAGATGCAAGCACACGATGACCCAATGAAACTGTTGGATTATGTACGCATGGCATCCACTGTCTTTGGTGCAAGCTATATCTTTATTGATCACGTGCAGCGACTAGCCTATCTGTCTAACGCAGGGGTTGAGGGTGCTACCAGTACACTGACAACACTGGGTGCACGTATGGCACAGCTTGCCAAGGAACTAAACATTGGTGTTATCTTTATCTCTCAGGTTAATGATGATGGACGTACCAAGTATGCTGCATCACTTGAGGAAGAAGCTATTGTCTGTATCAAACTGCAGCGTGACACTGAGGCTGAGGATGAATCGGAACGTAACACAACTTACTTCATCGTTGACAAGAACAGACCTTTCGCTAAGTTAGGTAAGGCTGGTTCAGTATACTACGATCCAGAGACAACGATCTTAGAAGAGGTTTCATTTCAGGTATGAAGATAGCAGTCAGTGACATTGAGACAAACACTCTTGTTGGTAGTGACAAGCTGTGGCTTTGTGGTGGTAAGGACTTGAAGACAGGTGAAGTCTACAAGTTTGAGAAGTGCCATGAAGATCCAGTGGCTAAGGCTGCCGCCATCGAGTGGTATAAGTCTCTGGACTATATCGTCGGACATAACTTCGTACAGTTTGATGGACCAGAGTTGAACCGTCTGCTTGAACCTAAACTGATTGATCCCAAGAAGATCATAGACACACTGTTAGTATCTCGAATGATCCACTATGACATCCCAACACCTAAGGGTTCACGTAACCCACACAGCCTACAGTCTTGGGGTATTCGTCTTGGTGTATACAAGGGAGACTTCCATGACTTTGAGAACTTTTCTGACGAGATGGTTGAGTATTGGTTAGGTGACTTAGATACCACTGAGGCACTACATGATCATTTCTCTAAGTACATCTACGATCCTGACTGGCGCAAATCCATGAGGGCAGAACATGACCTACAAGTAGAACTAGTACGTACAAAGTATTATGGTTTCGCATTTGATTCTAACAAGGCAGCCTTCTTACTTGATCGTGTACAGCAAGAGATGAAAGAACTAGAGGAACAGTTCCAAGTAGACTTTCAACCTAAGCTTACACTGGTCAATACAATTAAATATCGCCTCAAGAAAGATGGTGAAGAGATGGCCTCTGTTAAGAATGCTAGAGATAAGTACGCACTGGTTGAGGTAGATGGTGAAGACCTGATGTGTTTCGACTGGATTGATTTCAAACCAGGTTCTCCGAAAGATCGAGTAGAAGCTTTATGGAATGCTGGATGGAAACCTGTCGATAAGACAAAGACATTCCAGAAGTTTGATCGTCTGTCTGTTGGTGACCCATACGGTAAGTCAGTTGCCTCGATGTCTCAGGAGTTCTATGATGAAAAGAAGAAACACTTAGAGTTTTATGGCTGGGAAGTATCAGAGGATAACCTAAGCACATTGCCTGATGATGCGCCTGAGGGGGCAAAGGGGTTGGCTAAGTGGTTGACCCTAGAAGGTAGACGTTCCTCTCTTGTAGAGTGGCTAGGCCAAGTAAGAGAAGATGGTAGAATACATGGGACTATCAATAACATCGGGGCATGGACTGGACGCTGCGCACACAAGGCACCAAACACAGCTAACATTCCATCAGCCTTTCATGGTGAACCAAAGACAGCAGTTGAAGAGGTAAAGAAACAATATGATTCACACTTACGTGCTTGTTGGACTACTCCTTCTGGCTCTTGGCTGGTGGGGACTGACGCTGATGGCATCCAGCTTCGTGTACTAGCAGACTACTTATGGAGATACTTTGATGCTGATCAGTATGCGCAAGCTATCATGCAAGGTAAGAAAGAAGATGAAACAGATATCCACAACGTTAACAAACGTGCACTGGGACTTGACCATGCTACACGGGACATGGCAAAAACTTTTATCTACGCTTGGTTACTAGGGGCTGGTCTAGATAAGACTGGTCAAATCTTAAAGACAACCAAGTCAAAAGCTTACCATGCTAGAGATCGCTTTGAGAGATCCATTGATGGACTTCTTAAACTAAAGACAAAACTTATACCTGCTATTGGAGAACAAGGATACTTCACTGGTTACGATGGACGTAAGGTAAAGATCCCTTCTGAACACAAAGCCTTAGCTGGTGTCCTTCAGTCTGCTGAGAGTGTCCTCATGAAGCACACACTCTTACGCTGGACATCAGAAGCTAGGAAGCAAGGCATCAACTTCAAGCTAGTAGGTTTCATTCATGACGAGTACCAAACAGAGGTGATAGGAACAAAGGAAGAAGCAGAAGCATTAGGCAAACTTCAGGCAGACTGTATGCTTGAGGTAGGCCAAGAGTTAGGGTTTAAGATACCAACACCAGGTTCTTATGATGTTGGAAAAAATTGGCTTGACACCCACTAAACCTTAATGATACAAACCGAATCAGTTAACAAACCTTAAGAGGATAACATGGCTAAAGAATCTAAAACTCAAATCGTAGAAGTCTTCGGAACACTAGAGTGGGCAAAAGTATTTGAACACAACCGGGATCGTGCGGCTTGGAATGAAGAGAAGGATGGTGAGTACAAGATCACTGTCATTATGGACGACGACAATGCTAAGAAGCTTAAAGACTCTGGCTGCGCTAAGGCAATGCATGAAGTCGAAGGTGGTACAAAGGTAACGCTTGCTCGTCCACATAAAGGTAAGTTCGATTGGCAAGGTGGGGCACCTGCCGTTGCGAATGTTAAAGGACAACCTTGGGATTTCGAAATGGATGGATACATCGGTAACGGTTCCACAGGTCTTGTTCGTGTAGCGGTTTATCCCGCTGGTAATTCAGGGCGTACTGGCTCACGTCTTGAAGCTGTACAAGTAGTAGATCACGTTGAGTACGAATCAGAAGGTGGTGGTTCGTCGAGTGGTTTCAAGGACTTGTCCAGTTACTCCTCAAAAGAAGCCAAACAAGAGGATGCTCCTAAGAAGAAGGTAGCGGCTAAGAAGCCTGTAGAGGATGACGCTATCCCCTTCTAGGACACCTCACCTTTCTGTTGTGTATGTGTGTTTCGAACGCCCCTTCCCTTAGTTGGGTGGGGGCAACCCACCAGAGGAGATAACAATGAAAAAGATAGACACCCTAGTAGAAGACATTGAGCAAACAATCCTTGGGTATAAGGGTTGGGATAAAGCTCTTGGTGACTTCATGGCAAACAATATCTCTAGTATGGCAGAGCAACGGTTCTCTAAGCCACAAGAACCTAGAGGTTATCTATCTCTATCTGCTCTTGGCACAACATGTGAACGTAAGCTGTGGTACAAGGTCAACAAGACAGACCAAGGGGAATCCCTGTCGCCAGCAGCCTTGCTAAAGTTTTTCTATGGTGACATGATTGAAGAGTTAGTGCTTACCCTTGCAGCAGTATCAGGTCACAAGGTGACTGGTATGCAGACACGCATGGATGTGCACGGTATCAAAGGTCATCGTGATGCAGTCATTGACGGTATGACTATTGATGTTAAGTCAGCATCCCCTTTCGCATTTAAGAAGTTCAAGGATGGTAACCTCAGAGAAGATGATCCCTTCGGTTATATCTCTCAGCTATCTTCTTATGTGTACGCAGCCAAGGATGATCCAGAGGTAACAAACAAAACTCATGGTGGTTTCTTGGTTATTGATAAGGTGAATGGTCACGTCTGCTTAGACATCTATGACTTCACTGAAGAGATGAAAGAAAAGGAACAACACGTAGCTCACCTCAAAGAGATGGTAGCCTCAGAGGAACCACCAGAGCGTGGCTTCGATCCTGTTCCTCAATCAAGTAAGAACCCTAAGGGCAACAAGAAACTTGCCACTGCATGTTCTTACTGTGACTTTAAGAAGGAGTGTTACCCTGGACTACGTAAGTTTATTTATTCTGATCGTCCTGTTTTTCTAACAGACATCGTCAAGAAACCAATGGTTCCTGAAGACTTGGAGTTTGCTGGTGGCCTACAACAAGAATAGACTCAGAGGAATACAGGCTGGGTATCGGTCAGGTCTTGAAGAAGACACGGCTGCTTACCTCAAGAAAAAGAAAGTAAAGTTCACCTACGAGAAAGAGAAGATCAAATGGGTGGATCTAAAAGTAAGAACCTACACACCAGACTTTGT